CTCCATCGCTTCTTCCAACGCCCCATTCAACTCAATCGCGTCAAGCAACCCAACCAGCGCATCGAATAACTTCTGTTCATTCTCCGTCATCTCATTTCTCCTTTACTAGTTCTTTTGCGTCTATCTCAAACTCAGGACTGATCCAGTCTGTTTGTATCTCAACCTCTTCGTCAGGGGTAGCTTCGTTCAAACACATAAACATCACAGTCCTCCGTCCACATTGTCTCATCTTCCTGGTTCATCTCTTCCGCGCACCGGTACTTCCCATTCTCGTACCGCAAGTGGCGGCAGGTCTCGCATGTTTTAACGCCCATAATTCCTCCTAAACTGATACATAGGTACCATCGTTATAATTAAACTTCAACCAATAACTTCCAAGTTTTCCTGTAGTTTTTCGGCGAACTTTTTGAAGGTTGACGCTCACATGATTCTCTGGGTTGCGCTCCTTATCCTTATCACGATGAACCGTGACGATTACATCAGGTTTGTTGAAGAAGTTGGCACTCCCCGCAATGTCGTAGGCAGTTGGCACCGGATAATCAAATGCAGTTGTACCATCATGCAGGGTGATGTCCTCCTTCCGCAACTTGGTAGGGTGGGCAACAATCCAAACCATGACGTTGTTCTTATTGATGAACGCCCTAACCTTCCCCAAGAACCGCGACACATATTCCGTTTCGCTCATACTTGACGGGCGGGTGTGGCTAAATTCGTTGTAGGGGTCGAGGATGAAAGCATTCAACCCGCGCTGATCAACAAGGTACTGCATCAATTCAAGGATAGCCTCAATGGTGAGGTTGTCCTCGGTGGGTGTCATCATTATCAGGTGTTCATGCATCTGCCGAACAAAGCCCTCAATGTGTTGCTCTTGAGTGCGCTGATAATTATACGCCCCATAGAAGTTTGTCTTGGTGTAAATCTCAATTAGCTGTTTCATATGCAACTCAATCGGGTGAGACTCCGGTGAGAAAATCCCCCACTTGTACCGATGGTCGGCAATGGAGTTCATCACAACGTTATCCAACCAAGTTGATTTACCGGAAGATGGAATCCCTGTAAGCAAATACATCTCTGGTTTCAGAACCATATCAACATTAACCCACCGCAGACGGTCTCCACTCTCAACATCGGGGTTGCGGTAGAGGTTTAACAACCCCTCTTGCATCTCTGAAGTTGTTTTGAAGTTTGGTTGTGTGGAAGCTTTGTCCATTTCAGCACTCAACACTTTCTTTACTTGGTCAATCCCACCCATTACGCATCCCCATTCAAATATAAAAGTCTCTGTTGCTGCTTGCCTTCGCGGTAAAATCCAGGAAGTCGGCTGAGTCGTGCCTTGTTTGAACACGCCGAATCCAACCCGTACATTTCACCGAACTCTTTGAACAGAAACCCACGCACATCCTTCTCCCACTTGTCAGCATCCGTTCCGCAGTCAACATTCACCCAACCATGCAGGGATTTGCTACCGGAATGAATCACCGCCGACACAGGGATACCGATTCGGATGCATTTAACCCAGAAGGCAACCTGTTTATTGAGCGGTACGGTGTCCATCTCACAAATGGCATACCGATATTCAGCAACCGTCTTTTCACAACGCCAAGAGATTTTCCCCATATCCGTCAATCCTTCCTTTCCTGTCATTGGATTCGGGATGATGTGCGGAAACTGCTTTAGGTTTGTCTTGCGCCATTCAGCAACCGTCTTCACATCCTTATCGAATATGTCACCAAGAAACAGGATGTCCTCCGGTTTGTACAGACATTTAAGAACAGTGTGTCCATCCGTGTCGGTTGAATCGGTGAGGCGGTATGGTGAACTCTCAATCAAATCCATCTGATCCTGAGAAACGCCATCAATGAATTTGTCCAGCGGGTTCTCCATCTTCGGAGCGAATCTGCTGAGAGGGCGGGCTTCTGGTTCCTTCCAATCTTTATCAACCGTGAGAAGTGCTTTCTTCACAGCATCAATCGGTTCATCACGCCGAACCCCATCTAATCTCATGAGGTCTTGGATGATTGTGTTTTGGTCAAGTTCAGCGAGAACGCCTAGACATGCAACTTTCATCACATGCTGATGCAAACCACCTCCGCGTCCTGGAGCATTCACAAGAGCTTCTTGGTATCGGTCAATCGCGGCCATTAGATTAACCTCCCGTATTTCTCTTGGTGTTGTTTGCGGGTTAGACCGTTGCAGAGTTCGATTCCTTCAGCGGTGCGTCCGTTGATGTGCCACGGGATGAACACTTCTGTTTCTGTGTCGTCGTCCCATCGTGAATCGTTAATCCACGTTTGAGGGTTCGGGATGAATTGACCGCCATCCTTTCGCCATTGGTCGGTGAGTTTGCAGTTCTCCACGGCTTGGATGATTTTATCGGTGGTTGGTCGCTTGGATTTATTCCACGCTTTGTATGCACCTCCTTTCCCAACCTTCTTTGGGTACACCTCCCAAAACTCCTCAAACTCATTAGAGTATTTATTACCAATATCTTTATCACTATCTTTCTCTCTATCGGTATGTTTCGTATTCGTTTGTATAGAATCGTTTACGTTCGTATTCGATCGTATCTTTTTCTTACTATTTGATTCCCAACGCTTTTTGATATTCTCCCGATTCTTATTGCACCGATCTTTGTACGCCTGACCATCTCTTTTGAATTGAGAGATGAGGGTTTTTAGTGTGAGATTAAGCTCTGGTGAAACCGCCTCTTCTTCACCGCTAATCTGCCACACAAATATAGCATGGAATAGTTCGCCCATTTGTTCGTTGGTGAGATGCTTGGCTGTTTCGTAGAAGTCCTTGTATATTAAGAACGACTTATTATCTATTACCAATGTTGTCTTGTTCTTGCTCATTACCTATAACCTCCGCCATCGCTGGCTTAATATATTTGTCACACAAGTCCCACAATTCAGCCTTAACAGCACGCTTAGTACCGAAGCCGACCTCGGCCTCGTCAAGATACTGCATCACATTTCCGATTGCGTTATTGAATGATTTTTGGATCGTTTCCATACCTATACCCGAATCTTTTTTCATGATTCCGTTCCTTTATACATGAGATTTAACTCCCTTGCAAGCCTTTTCTTCACTTTTCTTTTCATCCCGCTCACCCTTCCTTCTTATTGCTAAGTTCAGATATTGCGTTCATTGTTTCCATGAAACGTTTCTCCTGGCTGATTTTCTCCTTATACCTCCTTTTATACTCAAGGAACTTCTCCCTATTCTCCTTCATCCAATTACTCACATACTCAGCACACTTCTCCTTGTTCGCCTCCCGATACTTCCGGTGAGACTCAGCAATCCTCTCTTTATTCGCCTCCCGATACTTCCGGTGAGACTCAGCAACCCTCTCTTTATTCGCCTCCCGATACTTCATCTGATATTCAGCACACTTCTCCTTGTTCGCCTCCCGATACTTCATCTGATACTCAGCGACACAAGCCTTACAACGTGCCGCTAATCCACTGGAACCTTTTCCAACTTTATGATACTCACCAAACTCCTTCCACTCACCACACTTAGTACACCGCTTCATTACATCACCTCCTGCATAATCGCCTTCAAATCAGCCTTGCTCAACGCGCCCGATGTCACATAACAAACCCCATCCTTAACGCACCAACGATTGCGATTAACCTCATGGTTTTTGATAATCCGGTTCAGCTCGATGGACGGGTCGGCTTTACGCGCTTCAAGGTAAGCCCTCTGCTCACCCTCATTGCGAATGTGCGCCCCGCTGAACAGCTGCTTCGCCTGCTCCTTATCGCATTCACAGGCATTCACAAGGATTGTGTCGCCATTTCCAAGCACAAGCGTAAGTTTCTCCCCATCAAGGATGCGCTTCTGATCCGAAATGTTAAGACGGCGCAACTGTAGGCGATTCGGGCCACCACCAATAAGTAGGCGGTAATCCATCTCATGGCGACCAATGCGCTCAAGCGACTCAAGGATGCGCTCTGGAATTGTTGTTCCGGCCATAATCTCATCTTTTGTAACTCCAGTATCAATTAATTTTGCCAATTTCTCCCCTGCTTTGAGAATATTTTCCATTCCGGCATTGAAGATTTCTGTAATCTCTTTCAGTTCCTTATTGATATTCTGCATTTTCATAATCTTTCTCCTTATCCTTCCTTCTTAAACACAAACATCTCACCTTCCTGCCCGCTGAAGATGAACCTACCTGGCTCTAATTGCCTGATCAACGACTTTCCTGTACTAATTATGCTTCCAACGCCCTCAGTCGAGTAGGT